CGGATCTAGGTTGGATTAAATCATCTTTATCTGATATTAAAAGTGAGATTTCAAAGAAGAAAGAATGAATCATATTTGTAGGATTTGCGGTCAATCGTTCTTCATCTGGAGAATGAAAACCAAAGATTTATGTATAGATTGTTTCAGAAGAGAGGTTGAGAAAAATGGAAGAAACCAAAACCGAAGAAAAGAAAGAATTGAAGGCAAAGCAAGTTTCTTTAATCATAAAAATAGTTGATGTCATTTTTCTCATAACTTGTTCTGCTTTGAAATGGATGGGGATTTTTCCAAACGCTACTATTTATGAAATTTGTGTAGTTGCGGGAACTATTGCGGCAATTTTTGGAGATGTTTCAATAAATACCGCGCTAGATAAATTTAAGAAAACTGAGGGATGATTAAATGCTTCTTGAGGAATTTGTAAAAAAGTATAACGGGAAAAAGGTTGATTTTGACGGAGTTTATGGCGCTCAGTGCGTTGATTTATTCCGTCAATATTGTAAAGAAGGTTTGGAAATCTCAGAACATACCGGATCTTGTTCTACATCCGGCGGCGCTAAAGATTTATTTCTTGATTATTCCAAAATGCCGATTGAAAAGAAATACTTTTACAAATACACCAAAACAAATAAAGGTCTCATCCCTGGAGATGTTTTGATTTGGAACTCAACTGAAACGAATAAATATGGACACGTGGCAATTTATCTTGGAAAAATAAATAATGATTTCATTGTTTTTGAACAAGACGGTTTCAAACAGGATGGAGCCAAAATTAATTTAAGAAGTAAAGAAAATTTACTTGGAGTATTGAGAAAGAAATGAAAATAAAGAATCAGACTGAAATTCAATTAATGAAAATTCTTTTCAAAACAAACGGAAAGAAAGCTACCAAAAAGATGACTTCTCAAAGGGCTTATCCTTATGGAATTGAAAATAAATATTACCGGGAATTAAAAGGATTTTTCAAATCTCTTACGGATTATGTAAACAAATACATTAATGAGAATCTTGAGCCACTTTTAAGAGGTGATTCAGAAGAAATTCACCTTGATGCTATTCCGGGAAATTCCTTCAGAGATATGATATACAATCTTGAAAACTGGCTTTCAATTTATATGCCTGACATTTCCGATCTTCCAGAAAGTTCTAACAATAATATTATTCTTACATCTTTAGCCAAAACCGCTGATGAGGCAATGGCGTTTGGAAATAAAGAATTTTCAAAGATGTTGGAAAAAGGAATCAATGTAAACCTTCCAACCGCTGCAGACTGGTGGGAAGATATGAAAAAAAGCTGGGCTGAAGATAATTATGATTTAATAACTTCTAACGCTAAAAAATATGTAAGTGAAATAAATGTTTTGACGGAACAGGCCATTGTAAACGGATTTTCCCCGGCTAAACTTACAGAACAAATTAAACAAGCAACAGAAAGACTTTCAGACAAACATTGTAAACTTTTAGCACGCGACCAGATGGGAAAATTAAATGGACAAATAACTCAGGCTCAAATGCAGGAAGTTGGTTTGGATTTATATGTCTGGTCAACCGCTTATGATGACCGTGTCAGAGATAGTCACGCGGCAATGGAAGGATTGCTTTGCCGATATGATAATGCTTCACTTTGTTCTTACGATAACGGAAAGACTTGGGAACCAAGACCGGCTGGGGCAGTTCAACTTCATCCGGGTCAAGATATTCAATGCAGATGTATTGGTTTAGCTTTTTACCCGGAATTAGTTGCGGAAATGGAAGGTGTCCCAATGAAGGAAATAACCTCAGATTTACCTGATGTTCAAGATGTAATAACTATTAGTGAAGGATCGGTTGAAAAATATATTTCTAGCTTTCAGAATGATTTAATTAAAAATTTAAGTAAGAGTGAAAAAAAGGCTTTTAGTGATTACACATCTGTTTATTATAATGCAATAAATAATTTCATAAGGAATAAAGAGATTTTATTTGGAACGAAAAAAGAAGCAAAAGAATTAATAAAGCAGATGGATAAAGCCTTTGCGAAAGTTCAACCACTGGATATTGATATTATTGTTTACCGCCGGGAAATGATTGGAAACGCGGTAAATTATAATCCAACATTCAAAAAAGGTGAGATAAAAACTTTTGAAAGTTATATTTCAACCTCTTTATCAAAAGACGCTACAAAGAAAAGTGGAAATTTATTTTATGAAATAAGAATCCCAAAAAATAAAAAGGCCGGGATTTATGTTGATTCTTTTTCTCATATTGAAGAACAGGAATTTTTATTAAACCGGAATATGAAATATAAAGTTATCAGTTTTGACGAATTAAAAGATGGCTCAAAAAAAGTTGTTCTTGAATTTATAGGGGAATAATTATGACTAAAAAAGAAAAGGCAAGTTTGATATTTTTAGCTGAAAAAACTTTAGGGAAAAATGATTCAGATATATTATTTGATATTTCCAATAAAGAAATTGGTGCTAAAATTAAAGAGCAAAATTTAATTTATTCAATCGGAGAAGATGAAAAATTAATTTCATTTTCAAGAATTTGGGATTTTATTTTGTCTCAAATCTCAAGTAGAAGTGAAAACCGATATTTAAATGATTTGAAAAAATATCTTGAAAAATATGACATTCCAGATGAATTTTTTTATCAATTGTATTATATTGACCCGGAAACTAAAGAAATGAAACCATATAAAAAATAAAAACTTTACTTTTTTTAAGTTATATATTAAAAATAAATTAATATGAAATTGAATGAATATCAAATGTCTGAAATTAAAAAAGCCTGCGAAGGAATTGAATATGGTTCAGTGACAATAAAGATGAATCCAACTTTGGGGCATATTGATTTAATCGTAGACAAACAAATCAGACTTAAATCAGAGCCGACAAAACCAACCGTGAAAGTGGTTGATAAAAAATACTAAAAATTTATTTTTTAGTGGCTGACTGAAAACAGAGGCAATCTTGGAAATTAATCCGGGGTTGCCTTTTTTTATTTTGCGAGGGTAAAGAAAATGGAATTAAAAAAAGACATCCGCCGCTTTGATAACATCGACAATTCTCAGTGGATGACTGTTCCTTTTGAAAGAACTAACGAAGGATTTTTGAAAGGCCGCGCGATTGTGACATCAATCGGTGTATTCACTTATAAGAGAAAAGACGGAACAGTTCAGCGTGAGTTGAGACTTCCAGAAGATGTATTCAGCTATGATACACTCAATTCAATGAAATTAAAGCCTGTAACCCTCAACCACCCAACTGAATTGGTAACTTCAGATAATGCTGATAAATTGCAGGTTGGTTCACTTGGGGATAATCCTTCAAGTACAACCCAATGGGACAATCCTTATGAAACAAAAACAGATGGCGTAAATTGTGCTATTGATATGGTAATTACCCGGAAAGACGCGATTGACGCAATTCTGAACGGAAAACAGGCACTTTCAATGGGTTATACCTGCGACTTGGAACAGGCTCAACCCGGCGCTAGTTGGTGCGGAATCGAATATGATTTCATTCAAAGAAATATCCGTTATAACCATTGTGCAATTGTAGACAGCGCGAGGGCTGGTGACAACGCAAAAATTGAACTCAGAGCGGACAGTGAAGATGCTGTCCTTGAGGATATGGTAACAAAAACCGATGGAGGTAGAACAATGTTGAAAAAAATCAACTTGGACGGCATCGAATATGAGGCTGAAGAAAGTGTAATTAAAGCACTTCAGAAAGCTGACGCAAGAGCAGATAAAGCCGAAAAAGATGCTTGTGAGACTAAGAAAGCGCTTGACAAGGCGATCGCTGACGCTGAAAAAGCGAAAGCAGAACTTGAAAAGAAACTTTCTGAGGTTGAGGCTGAGAAGGACACTGCAAAAGACAAAGCAGATGGACTTGAAAAAGAAGTTGAAGAACTTAAAAAGACTTCAATGGATTCAAAGAAACTTGACGAAGCAGTCAAAGCAAAAATGGAACTTCTTCACAATGCTGAAAAAGCTAAAGTTGAAGTTAAAGAAGATATGTCTGATATGGACATCAAAAAAGCTGTTATTCTTTCTGCATTCCCAAATGCAAAATTTGACGGCAAAGATGAAGTTTACATTCAGGCACGCTATGACGCTACAGTTGAAATCCTCTGCGAAAAGAACGATGGAAAGACACGTCAGTTTACTTCTGATGTTCCACCAGAGACACACGCGGATGAAAATGATGCTCGTGAGCGCATGATTAAACGCATGAAAAATCACGGACAGGAGGCATAAAAATGAATCTTTACGGTTTACTTTCTGAAGAAAAAGCAATGGGTGGTCTGCTTTACGGCATGAACCCAAAAACCATTGTTTCAATCGTTGCTAAAGAAGTTATCAATTTTGGAAAAGCCGTTTTCTTGAACGGTGACAAAACTGCACTTCTCAACGGCAAACATAATAATAAGGTAACAATTGACCTTTCATCTTACACAACAGCAAGTAAGGACATTGTTATCACAGTAAACGGAGTTGATGTTGACGTAACAACAACTGCTACTATCGCGGATGATGTAGCAAGCCTTGTTTCAGACATTAACGATGATGTAGAAGGGGTTACAGCAGTTGCAGGAACTTCTTCAGACGCTGGAAAAATTTTCTTGAGTTCTGATGATGAATCTGAACTTGAAGTAAAAGTTGTTTATGATGGCGGTGATGTAACTTCAAGCAAAGCTACATTCTCATCAGACGCTGTATATGCCGGCGTTGCAGTATTCCACCAGAATGCATTCTTGGATTCACGCGGAAATTACATTCCAACTGAAGCAGTAAACGTTATGGAAAAAGGCTACATCTGGGTTGAACTCGCTGAAGGTGTTACACCAACAGTTGAGGCCTCAGCATATGTAACTGCAGCCGGAACATTTACAACTGAATCTAGTGGAAACACTTTGGTTGGTAAATTCAAATCAGGAAAAGAAAACGGAACAGGTTCAGATAAACTTGCTCTTGTTTCTCTTGACTAAAAGGAGATAAAAATGGGTGCAGAAAATAATCCAATGAGACTTGATTCAAATGAGTCAGTATTCTTCAATCGTGAATTGGCTTATGTAAAGAGCCGCTCATATGATGCAAAGTATGCTGAACTCAAAGGCTTGGCACTTATTCCTATTTCAACTGAAGCAGGAGCAGGTGTTAATGAAATCGTTTATCACCAGTATCGTGGTGTTGGTTTCGCTAAAGTCATCGCTGACTATGCAAAAGACTTCCCACGCGTTGATATTTACGGTGAAGAAAAATCCGTAAAAGTAAAAGGTATTGGTGATTCATACGGATACTCTATTAAAGAGATCCGTGCTTCACAGAGAACTGGAAAAGGTCTTGACCAGCGCCGCGCAATTACTGCTCGCCGCGCTCATGACGAACAGATGAACAAGATGGCATTGAAGTCTAGTCCAGCTGATGGTACATTTGGACTTCTCGACTTCCCAGGAATTACTGAGGTTTCACTTCAGGCTGATGGAACAGGCTCAGCTAAAACTTGGGCAAGTAAAACTCCTGACCAGATTGTTCGTGACATCAACGACATGGTAAATGCCGTTATGGAACCAACATCTGCTCGCGAAGTTCCAGACACACTCTTGCTTCCAATCGCTCAGTACAACGATATTGCTTCACGCAGAATCGGAGAAGATGGAACAAAGACTTTGATGAAGTACATCCTTGAAAATTCTCCATACATCAAGAAAATTGATTGGTTGTCAGAATTGAAGGGCTTTGGTGCAGGAAGTACAAACCGCGCTTTGGTTGGTCGTTTCGATGAGGAGCATATCACTCTTGAAATCCCTCAGCCATATGAGCAGTTTGAACCTCAGCAGGAAGGTATGGAATTTACAATCCCATGTCATTCTGAATGTGCTGGTACAATTATTTACTATCCACTTGCATTCGCATTTGCTGATGGTATTTAATTGAAATTCCGGGTTTTCCCCGGAAAGCCAAAATATTGTGAAAAAACAGGGGTATTTTTACAAAAAGGTAAAATTACTCAACAAAAGTAAAATACCCCTGATTTTTAAATCCTAGAGTGGTTTCTGACCATATTTTTATACTGATATAAAACATAAAGGATGGAAAATTATGTTAATTAAATACGAACCAAAAGTTGAACATTTGAAATGTGTAGTTCTAACCCCAAAAGAAGGGTTGACCCTTGAAAGAACTATGGTACGCTTGCTTCCCGGAACAAACGAAGTTACAAACGATGAATGGAAAGCTATGCGCGGCAATATTGAGGCTGAACTCAAAAGCGGAGAAATTAAAATTTTGGCTCAGAAGGTTTCAGCCGGTCGCGGTAAAATCGGCGGTGTAAAGGCAAAAGATCTTAAAGAAATGCCGGTAAATCTCGCTGTTAAATACGTTTCTGAATGTAACAATCCAGACACTCTTACAAAGTGGTTCAAAGAAATCACCAATGAAGAAGTGCGTCTGGCTATTACAAAGAAATTTGAAAAACTTGGTATTGAAAGACCTGATGATGAAATCCCGGACACTCCAAATGAATCTCCAATGTCTTTGGATGAACTCGATGAAGATGAGGATGATAACTCACTTCTTTCCGAAGATGAACTTGAAGATGATGACAATGAATCAGAAGAAACCGGAGATGAAGAAGAAACAGAGCAGCCTGATTATGAATCTATGACTGTTGCTGAATTAAAAGCTATCTGCGAAGAAAAAGGAATTGACACAAAGAAACTTTCCAAGAAGGCTGATTTGGTTAATGCTTTGACTTCAAATTCAGATGAGGAATAAAATTGCTATGATGACGGTTGAACAAATAATCCAGACTATCTGCCCTGATTTGTCAGATAGTCCATCCCTATCTAACTACATACAGATAGCAAGAGAAAGTTTGTCCAACCGTTTTTTTGGCAAACAATTTAATCTTGCTGTGGCATATAAAGCATGCCATCTTTTCACTATAACTAAAAAATCAGAACTCAACGAAATTACAAATATTGGCGGTGGAAGTGTAAACAGATTTCACGAAGGTGGAATTGAGATTGGTTTCAATTCTTCAAATTCTGACAAAGAACTTTCTTCAAGTAAATACGGCAGAATGCTTTTGGATTTGATGAAAACTAAACCGACTATGGATGTAAACAGAAATTGTAAACCACCTTTTCCGAGTTATCCTTTTATATGGGGGTAATTAAATATGGTTCTTTTTCCAAACGCTACAATTTACGTTTCAGACCAGAAAATCAAAAAAAATAAAGAAGGGGTAAAAATCAA